TTATTCTTACACCGACCCTTGCAATGGCAAGGTATATAATATATCAATTCCTTACGGGCAAAATCAAATAGCTGTAACGTACTACGGTCAAGTGGGTACCTTTACAGCTAATGATTTTAATAACGGTGTCTTTGACAACTGGGCGGCTGGTGTTTTCAATCAATTCCAAAACGCTTCACCATGCGGGAGTATAGGTACCGCTGTTACTGTATCGCAAACCCAGAGCACAGCTTTAAATGTGGTTAGTATATTTGGTGCTTTATCGGCTATTAGTGATATGGCATCTAGTGGTACGGGTAACATAATGGCAGCAGCTGGATCGGTTACTAGTGTTGGTGGAAACGGTGATGGTGGTAAAGATAATAAGGATAATAAAAACTCTTCTAGTGGGGGAAACCAATCTGGTGGGGGGTCACAAGGACAAACACAATCTAATGGAAATAATTCAAGTGGATCTAGTTCATCTGGTACTACTACTGGAAATAATAATGGTGGTGGTAGTTCTGAAACTACCACAGGTACAAGCACAAGTGGTGGAAACACTACAGGGTCTGGTGAAACAGGTGGAACGGGTAACACCAACACTGGTGGTGGTTCTACTGGTGGTTCAGGTGGTACCACCACAAGCTCTACAGGGTCTGGTGGATCTGGTGGTAATGGTTCAACAGGCAATCAAACACAAACCACCGAAGAAAAAAAATCAGATGCTGTAGGTGGTACAACAAACGCTGTAAAAAGTGGTAGTAGTAGCGGTAACGGTAAGGGGTCAGCCACAAGTAAAAACGGTGGTAGACCATCAATACTTATGAGTAGTGACTTAGTAGGTTTTCAATTTAATGAGGGTGAGGTTAGTAAAGGTTCAAGGGTCAATGCTGGTTATTCATCTGTAAGATATGATGGTCTAAGATCACACGGTATTATGCTCGATTATACATCTTCAATACAAGGCGGTAACATCACTGGTTATTACGCCTGGATAAATCGTAAAGCCATTACATTACTTTCTAATACAATTACAATTGGTTTTGCTGGTAGTGGGTCTATGTATAACACCATCGCTTTTGGCCAGATGAGGAGTATTAAAAAGTTTAAAGCTGTTTACATGGTTACAGCTTCGGGTGGCCAAATTTATAAAGAACCTTATTATGGTTCGGCTGCAATTGTTGGTGGTAATAGGGATTTTAAAGTAGGAAAGCGCCTTGATATTAAAACAATGGCTCTATTTGTTTACGCACCATTTGTTAGATATTACGATGATGCTGTTTTAAAATCACCATTTGTTGTTTTACCGATTGTTGGTATGAACTTAGGTGTGACAAAAACATTTAAATTAAATTTTAATTTTGGTGGTGCTTATTCTCTCGGGGATAACGTATTAAATTATACAGTAATGATGGGTACAAGATTAGCGTTATGATGAAAAGGTTTTTTTTATTCTTGGTTATGTTTATTTGTTGTACGAGCATTGTTAACGCTCAAGCAACTAGCATAACTGTTGGCGGTACCGCTTCGAGCCTATCCGTTTCATATAACACAGCCACTGTGGTTGACGCTAATTTAACAATAACCGCTAATGGGAACATAACTGGTTTCAGGGTACAAATATCGCAAACATATACATCTGGGGATGTATTAACTTACACAGGTACTTTACCGACTGGTGTAACAGCAAGTTGGAACTCAACGACAGGTATATTAAGTTTTAACGGTACGACAACAGCCGCTAACTGGCAAACTCTTTTAAGAACTGTGACGTTTAAATCAACAACAACAACTTGTTACGCAAACCTAAGAAGAATAACATTTGTCGCTGGTACGGTTTTTTACAACCCGTTAACAGAACATTTTTATGAATATGTAGCGTCATCTGGATCTTGGACAAGTGCTAAAAGTTCAGCTGAAAATCGCTCTTATTTTGGTAGGGTTGGTTATCTAGCCACAATGCTATCTGAAGCTGAGAATAATTTTATCTGGAAATTAATGTCTTCAGATGGTTGGTTTGGCGGTTCAGATGAGGTTGGTCAGGTAAATGCGGCAAAAGGTACAACAGCTTTTGCATCACAAGCAGCAGTGGAACAAAAATGGCACTGGGTTACTGGCCCCGAGAAGGGAACGCAATTTTCTAACTGTGAATATGGTGATATGCCTGGTGATCTAACATCAAGTGTAACAATATTCACAAGACAAATAAATGTGGGCAACGGTTCCACTGGTACTATTAGTGGCGGAGATATAAACGTTTGTTCTGGTTCAAATAGTACGGTGTTAACTTTGAGTGGTATGACTGGTAGTGTTGTTAGGTGGGAATCATCCTTTGATAACTTCTTTACCGCTGGTACAACTATATCCAGCACATCAACCAGTATAACAATATCAAATATAACAAAGACAACTTATTACAGGGCAATCGTTAATTCAAGTAGCCCAGTTACTTGTTCATCGCTATCCTCTTCTAGTGTGTTTTTATCGGTAAAACCAACTAATTCTGGTACCGTATTCGCTGCAAACAATACCATATGCGCTGGTGGTGTTGTTGAGTTAACGCTATCTGGTCAACAGGGTAACATTAATAAATGGCAAAAATCTACGGATAATATTAATTGGACTAACATAACCAATACAACTACAGCTTTAACGGAAACAATATCATCCGCTGGAACATATTACTACAGAGTAGAGGTTCAGACACCTAATTGTGGTAGTGCGGTTTATTCAACTAGTAAAACCATCAGTGTTATAACAGGTACCCCACCAACAGGCGGTTCCGTATCATCAGCCGTACATACCAGCACAACTAATTCTGGTACACTAACTTTAAGTGGCTATACTGGTACAATAGTAAAATGGCAAAGATCGGTTAATAACGGAGTTACATGGACGGATATTGCAAATACTGCGGCAACCTATACATACAGTAATCAGACTGACGCAACTTTATTCAGGGCCCAGTTACAAAGTGGGACTTGTGGTTATACATACTCAAACAATGGTATTATAATCGTAAACCCATTTGCTTATTCGGGATATGTATATAACACTGAAAATATTGGGGTATCTGGTATATCTGTAAAACTATACTATAAGATTAAAACTCAAACAAACTACACATTATATGGGACGTATACAACAGATGCTAATGGAAAATACACAATAACAACAAATGAAAGCGTTAATTTAAATGATTTTAGGTTGATTGCTGGTGAGAGTATCACCGTTTTACTACCCAGTATTACTGATGCTCAGTTTTTTAACCAAAAGTTATTAACCCAATCTTTTAATGCGAGAGATTATTACAGAATGGATGTAAATGGAAACGATATGTTAACAATAACAGATGTTGTTCTGGTGTTTCAAAGAAATAATAATATATTACCAAGCTGGTTAAATTTAACCCCTAATTATAGGTTATTTACATCAGCACAGTGGTCAGTGATTAACGGATCTAATAATAATTTAAAAACAACCTATACTGGGGCTCAGTCACTTATGGTTGATAATTTAACCCATAACGGGACTTCAAATTTTTATATAATAAAAACAGGTTATAAACAATAAAATTATGAAACAGTTTATTTTAGCGCTCATATTTGTACTAATAGTACCAGTATCAGCTTTTTCTCAAACTTGTGTTAAGGTAGATTCAGTTTACAGCACAATGAAAATAAAAGAGTTTAAAGATAGGAATATCTTATTCGGGGTTAAACAAATAACCGAAGAGGTGTTATCCGAAAAGTATTCATTATGTGAACAAAACGCTATACCAGTTATGGTTGAGATTACTAGAGTTGGTACACCGTCAACAACTTTCAGAATCGCTGGTGTTGGTGCCGCTACAGAAACAACTCAAATATTATTGAAACTTCATTTTGGTGAAACGGTTGTTGATGGTATTGGCGAGTCAGCTACAACAGCTAGCTACGCTTTTATTGAACTAAAAGAAGGTAAAGTGCCATTTAGCAAATCATCAATAGGTATTGCTATGAAAAAAGGTATAATTGATGCAGTTAGTAAACTATAATATGAAGTATTTTATAACAGTATTATTAGTATGTTTTTTTGGTCATTTAGAGGCCCAAATAAAGAGTTTCGACCTAGGTGGGGTGTTACTTACTGGAAACAATAAAAATGTTCAGATAACGTCTAAAATGAGTTATGAACTTAATAATAAAAAAAAGGACATTGGGGTTAGTTTAAACCCATATTATTTTTTATTTTATGGGCAAAAGAATAACGAATTTATTAAACAGTCTGAGGATGCTAGGTTAAATATATTTTCCTGGAAAGAAGTTAAAAACAATTACAGTGTGATACTATTTTCAACTGTTGAGCATTCTTTAGTTAAAAATTTAGATTTAAGTGTTTCTGGTGGTATGGGTCTTAAAAAATCTTTTAAGACTAATAAATTAGGTGGCAGTGTTTCACTTGCATATGTGTATGACAGATCAGAAATATCAAAACTCTGGTTTGGTAGTAAAAGAGTTTCTTATAGACATACGTTTAAATATAAAGTGATTGATTACACCGTTGAGCATAATTTATTATTACAACCAGCTGTTGTATCGACTAATGATTTAATATGGGTAAGAAACACTGTCGGTAATTACAATCTATCGATAACAAAGGCGATTAAAAAAACAACGTCTATTGGTTTTGTTTATGAGGGTTATTTATCGACAATTAGTTCAGAATTAAATAAAAATGTAAAGCCGTTAGATCAGCGATTTAGTCTCATATTCAAGTATTCGATCCCTAATTAAATCAAATTTTTTTTCCTCATATAAATCAAATATCTCTTTTGAGAAATTATCATTAAATATAAATGCGTCAATTTTATTAGTAAAGAGGTCTTCTAACCTATCTTTATATATTAAAATTTTACGACTGTCAACATATCTTTTGTTAAAACTCATAGTACAATAATAAAAAAGGCCTGGTAAAAACCAAGCCTTTATTTTTTGTTTAATTTTAATTAGACAGCAACACCATCTAAGAATAAAGTACCTAAAGTAGCAATAGCCGCTTTAGCTTCAGTTAATGTTTCAACTGAACTTCCATTAGCTGTTGAACCGATGGCGATAACACCTTCATCATCAGCAGCACCAAAGAAATGAATTTCGTTGGATTGTACAATAGCAGCTACATAACCAGATGCGGGTACCAATAAAGCACCATCTTCGTACTCACATTCTACAGCCTTTCCATTTAAATTTTTTACAAATGCCATTTTAATTGTTTTTTAGTTTTATGTTTATTTTATTATATTAATATCTTGGTGGATAAATACCTTGCACGCAAATCATATAATGCATACCCTCAGGTGCTTTATCTTTTAAATCTGGTATCTCAAATGTTGTGATACCATCACCACCGTATATAGTACCGATTATACTAAAAAGCGCCTCGTTACCATTAATTGGTAATTTTCTACCATCGCAAAACATAAAGCCGTTAACTTCGTAAGTACCAGCAAATAGTTTTACCATTCCCATAATTTCGTCCATAATTTTTTTTATTAGTTTTTTATTTATTTTAGTAAATTGTAATATTCTTTAAAATGTTTGATTCTATCAGCTAAACCGATTGTACCACCATTAACTCTTTTTGTAACAGCTGTTACCGTTGCATCATCAGCACCCTTGTCACATATAGACCAAAGTTTATTTGAATCAAAGAAAAATGCCGCTGACATTAAAGGATATTTTGTTGCAACAAGATCTGGCGTTTCAATTATATTCTCCTCAACCATTTTGTCAAACGCTGTGTAGTTTGATTTACCAGTTAATTGAATGTATCCACGGCCTCTGAATTTAAAACCTTCACCAGAAGCTTCATCACCATTACCCATACGAGATGAATATACACGGTTAGCAATTTTTTCTGGCTGACGAGAATAAGACTCATTTAAATTACCAGGAAAATATTTAGGGAATATTTTTTTAAGACCATCAGCGCTGTAATTTAAGTTTTCGCTAACAGCTTTAAAACCACCAGATTCATGACCACACTGTGCCAAGAAATGTGCTAATCTTAATACGTTTGTAATGTTGAATTTAGCTGCTGTGTCAGGGATCTACCCATTTTTGCCCAAGTCGCATCACCAACAATACCATCAGCTGTTAAACCATTGGCAGCTTGCCATTCTTTAACTAATTTTTCTGTACCTGGACCGAAAGCGCCATCAGCTGTCGTACCCAGTTTCGCTTGGAGTTTTTTTACATCATCTCCTTTTGAACCTACTTTTAATAACATAATTCTTTTTTTGATTTTTTATTTTATTATACTAACAGTAAATACTTTCAAAAAATCCTTAAGACTCATTTTTTTAATTTCAGCAAAAAATTTTGCGGCCTCTAACCTTGAAGCGTGTTTGTTAGTTCTGCCGATTGGCTCTTTTGTTTTGTCGAATCTATTGTAAAAAATAATCATATGTTTGTTTTTAATAAATATTTAAGATTATAGGATAATTTTCATTTTTATCAATATATTTATTGAAAAAACTAAACAACTACTAAAACAAACTAACTATGGCAGCACCAGGTAAAAAGAAAACTTCCTCATCAGGTATTAAGGAGTTTAGACGTAAAATCAAAAAGAATAGAAAGGGTATCCATTCTAAGAATAAAACAAGTAAGGGTAAACAGAGTAAAAACTACAAGAAACCATATAGAGGACAGGGTAGAAGATAACTTTAGAAAAAAAATCAAATTCAGGTAAAGGGTTAATTATGAGTTAATTATGATTACCCTTGAACCAATACTTATGGTAACGTAAAGTCAAAAATTTAAACAACCTCTATAAAAAAGCCACCGTAATAGGTGGCTTTTTATATTTTACAAATCATCGTAAATCATGAAGTATAATTCTTCTTTTGGTCTGGTAACCGCAACATAATGTATGTTTCTACCTTCTTCATCAATATCACCATCGTCTGTTATAAATGAATATTCTGCCAAACTATGTGTTAAACTACCATGTTTTATTAACATATCTGGATCGGCTGAATTAATAACAACACATCTTGGGAATTCCCTACCTTTACTTTTATGTATTGATGTTACAAATACATCGGAGTCGATATTAGATTCAATAAAATCTATGAAGTCTTGGTTATTTAAGAAGTAGGGTAATACATCATTTAATTTCTTTTTAAGACTATCTGTTATGTTTGATTTTTTAATGTTATCAAGATCCGTTTTTGTTATGTAGTTAAAATAACGCATTGGGACTTTTTTCTTAAGAGCTTGCTTTTCAATCTCTTTGATAATATTGTTTGTTCTAACAAGAACGGTTAAGGGTTTACCGTCTAACATCATCTCAAATAATCTCTTTTTTGTTATGAATTTTTCATCAACAAAACCCTCATGTTCCGATTCAGGTATAGCCATTAACGAGCTAAATTTGTTTGCGTTCTCAACAATTTTTTTATGAGACCTAAAGTTTTTTGTTAAGGTTAACTCAACAACAGTTTTCTTTTGTTTTAACAACGATTCAATTTTTTCGCAATTAGCTCCAGAAAAACCATAGATTGATTGGTTCTTGTCACCAATAAGGTAATATTGTTTTGCGTTAATTGCGGATAAGATTTTCATTTGGAGTGTCGATGTATCTTGATACTCATCAATAAAGATATAATCATACATACCGTCAAAAAATTCTTTATGTTTAGGGTCTCTTGTTAATTTTTCTGTGTCAATTAACATGTCAGAGAAATCACGGCTATTAGTCTCCTTTAAAAAGGCAATGTAGTGGTCATAAAAATTTGGTTTTGGTGATTTAACACCATCGTAAAATTGTAGTTTATATGCCGAAAAAGATGATGATATACTGGCACCCTCTTCATAAAACCTTTCAATAGTAGCGTAATATTCCTCTCTTATTTTTCTTGGGTCTTTAAAAGACGGCTTCTTTTTATCACGGTACCAATTTATAAAATCGTAAAATGTGACAATGGGTTTAAACTTACCTAGTTTTGCCAACGTACCACTGGTAAAACTATGTATGGTTGTAATCTTAACATCACTGTTAATACGGTGTCTTAATTCATTTACAGCATCATTAGTAAATGAGAAAAAGATTATTCTGTTTGGGTCAACCCCGTTATCCAATAGGTGATTTAACCTACCCACCGTGGAATGGGTTTTACCACTACCAGCTGTTGCTGACAATATTACGGATTCTGGTCCGCTAAACTCAATAAACTCAAGTTGTTCTTTAGTATATCCTTTCATGTTTACAAAATTAGGAATTTATTTGGTTATAAACAAATTTTTTTTTACTTTTGTGTCATGAGCATTATAACATTTAAAGGTGCGTTCGATACGCACATAAAAAAATTCAGCAGAATTAAGTTGGATGAAAGGGACATCCATAATTGCGTTTCATACATTAGGGCTGTTGTTAAACACAAACACAACACAACAAAACTAAATAAAAATAATGAGAAATACAAAGATATGTTCACGTTAACATGCGCAATAACAGCGATTTCAAAACGTATAAAACATCCGATTATGGATTACAACAATGTTAATGTTGAACCCTTACAGCAATTAAGAAACTCATTTGAAAAGTGGGTTGATGTTATTATGTTTAATTACAATGAGTTTCCGATTTTTTACAGGCCAATGTATAAAAAAGCTATTTTTGTTTGCAAAGTTAGTGATACTGAGTTTATTGTGTGTGGTTACGCAACACCAAGATTAATTGATAGTTTTCACTCTAAGATGTTAGTTAATAATCAAACAATAAGAGAACAATCAAATATGAGTGCTTTTTACGGTTTTGATCGTTTAAGCCCAATACCAAATAATGTATATGATTTTAAGAATTTATTCATTTAAAGAGATATTTATATTATAATATCATTAGTAATGGGTAAAAAAATATACAAAATGACCGAAAGCCAAATGGCTAAAATTTTGAGTGAAAGAGGTTCAAAAAATAACACTTTATCATCCCCCAAAGATGAGGGTTTGAGTCTTGATGTGATTTCGGAATTGTTCTCAATTCATGAGGAAGCTGAAAACCCAGCGTTTTACATCTCAAAAAATAAAGATAATTTTGGTAAACCCATGATGGAAAAATCTGATGATTGTTATCATGTTGTTGTTAACCCAGAGTATAAGGATCTTTCTTTTGTTTTTGAAGTTATTAATGATATGTATGAAAACAAAGAGTTTGAACCGTTAATTTCTGAATCAGAGGTTATTTGTGAGGAGTGTTTTGAGTTATCCATTGAAAAAAAATTAATGGAAAATTTTGACTCTTGGATATTAAAAGATCTGGTTTCTGAAGACGTAAAATACCATTTGAGTAATAGCATACCTTTATTAGAAAATGAATATAGACCTGGTAGTGAAAAACACGCTTTCCTAATTAAAGAAGCTAGGGAGCTTTGGGAAAAGAAGGTAATTAGGTTATCCGCTTTAGACACAAAGTTATTTGAAAACACAGATTTAGGTAGATTTGATTTATTTGAGGGTCAGATGGTTCCATTGGATTTACCATTTACTGAAGATATGCCAGAAGACGAACTTATAGCTGAAGCAAAGTATCAGGGTAAGGAAGTTGAGCTTGGTAAACCTAAAAGAGGTGGTTCTAAAAAGTTTTATGTTTATGTTAGAAAACCAGGTGGTGGTATTAAGAAAGTTTCTTTTGGTGATACAACTGGTTTATCTGTTAAATTAAATAACCCAGCGGCACGTAAAGCGTTTGCTTCTAGACATGATTGTGCGAATAAAAAAGATAGGACTAAAGCATCCTACTGGTCATGTAGATTACCTAGATATGCTAGTTTACTCGGTTTAAAATCTAAATTTGGTGGATACTGGTAAACCATACAAAGACATTGAGGTTGGTGACAATTATGTCATAAGAGAATTTGACGAAAAGATTGATCCCATTGAACTTATGTGGCATAGAGATAATGAAGATCGTGTTATTGAGGTGTTAAACACAACTGACTGGAAATTTCAATATGATAATCAATTACCCATTCCATTAAAAGAAAATGTCTCACTAAAAATAGCAAGACATGACTGGCATAGAGTTATAAAGGGTACTGGTAATCTTAGGTTAAAAATAACTAAAAGTTAATTCTACAAGTTCCGTAAACACCCTCATAACCATCTTCTTGATCTAACCACTGAAGACCTGAATTTGCCCCACCATAGAATATAAAATTAGAATTTTCATCCATAAACTCTTCCTCTTTTCCAGGTTGGATAACGATTTCAACACCATTTAATTGTACGGGTTGATCTTTTACCCCATAATTTATGATACCACCCCAACTAAAAATGTATAAAGGATTGTATTTGGCAAATCTTCTAAACAACTCGATGTTAATCTTTCTATCACACTTTATTTCCCTGTTAAAGGTGTAGCATAACATTTCAGCTGTAGCTGTATCAACTTTAAATTTATGTACTGATAATATTTCAGCTAAGGGGTTTTCGTAAATCATTTACCAAATTATCTATCTTATCGTACAAATCATGTAAAGTACGATCATTTATTATTTCGGTTGTAATACCAACAATAGAGTCCATTTCTTTTTCAGATGCATGCTCATCACCAGTACTTAGGTTTGGTCTTTGCACTGACAATATCGTACCACCCATCTTTAATATTGCATCAACTTCGTGTTGAAATCTAACATCGCAAATAACAACATCTAGATCTTTATTTTGGTTATACCATTGTTCAAAACGCTTAACCCAGAAACTTCTACCAAATACTTGTAATTCTGGTATATATTTTGGCATGTCGTATTGAAAAACCTCAGTACCCATTATCTGTAGCACTAATCTTGGGGTTATCCCCCAGGTTGGGTCAATCTCATCTTTAGCATCACCAAAAACCTGATCTTCCGTAAAACCAAACAATTCCATAGCCCCACGTTTGATCGGGTTAGCAAAACTATATTTTACAAAATTTTTACTTGCGACTAGGTAATCACCTGTTGTATCTTTACCTGAACGTTTTTTTCCTAAAACACCTATTATCATATTAACTTATTTGTACAATAATAGTAAAAACGTTTTAAAAAAACAAATCCCCTTTCGGGGATTTTATTATTTATTTATTTCATTTAGAAATTCGTCCACAACTGATTTATGTATTCTTCTTAAATAATCTTTTGGTTGTTCTTGAACTGGTTGTTCTGGTGCCATTTCTTCAGCACCTGGTTCAGCTGTTGGTTCGGCTTCTGTTGTATCTTCAGAATCTTTATTTTGAAGTTTATTTAACATATCATTCATATCTTCTTCTGTTATCTTTGTCATATCGATTGCAGATAAGATTGAATTAACAACGTATTTATAATCTTTTGATTCTAATTCCTGAGAACCATCTCTCATTTTTTGGGTTAATTTACCAGTGAGTTTTTGAACCGTTTTTAAAATTGGTTCACCAGTGTTTTCAGCCCCAGTTTCTTGAGCTGGTTCTTCTGCGGTTGCAGCGGCTGGATCTAATGCTGGGTCTGTAGTTGTATCGACAGCTGTATCAGCTGGTGTTTCAGTTGAGAAATCTGTGGCTAAATCCGCAGGTTCTTCCGATGGTGCAGCTGTGGTATCAATGCCCGAATCAACCGTTGTATCGGTTGCTGGTGCGGTACCAGTATTCTTAAGTTTTAGGATATAACGCTCAGTTATACTTTTTTTTTTAAAACATCGATGTTTTCTTTAAAATCAACAGATTCGTTAATTTCTCTAAACATCATATTTAAGTGTTTTAAAGCATCAGCGTATGATTTGTAAGAATGCTCATGAATGTTTTGAACACCTGTTAAATAATCATATTCACCGTTTTCATTTTTAGTTTTAATGTAAACGTGTTTTTCTTCTTGTACAATACCATATTCGGTACCGTTAGCCGCTACGGCTTCGTGTAATACATTAGACAAATGACCAAGAACTGGCGCACTTTCAGTAACCAATTCTTTTTTAATACCAGCAATCTCTAAGATCCTAGCTAATTTATCGTCTACGTTTTCTATTTTTTCAGAACCTATTGGTTTCATATCTTAGTTATTTAAAATAATTATTCTTCTTATAAATATAAGCAAAAAGAGGAAAATATCAATATTCCAGATTTTCTAGGGATAAAAATTCATCTTTGACATCAATACCCATATCAGCTAATTTATCCATATACCCAGATCTTCTTAAATATTTAAAAACCAAATTCTCAGTACTGAACTCACCCGTTGAGTTTAAACCGCTTTTTCTATATGCTCTAATCTTTTCTTTTAATTTTTTTAATTTTAAAATCTTAGCATCCGCATCTTTTTCATTGGCGATGTCGTTTAATTTTTTATCAAATTCTTTTACCTTTTTAACAATATCTTTTTTATTTATCTCTGGTTTTTGTTTACTGGGTTCTTTTCTCCATTTACTATAAAGTATGCTATATATACCATCGGCTGCATCCAAAACCTCTTCAACATCCTGGACATATAACTCAACATCAAACCCCTTGATTTTTATATCATGTTTTAGGTTATATAACTCTTTTTTAGCCGTAAAAAATTCATCAACTAAAATATTATCATCATTAACAGCTTTTTTATCTACAACAATGTGTAAATCAATATCAGAATACTCTGACCAATTGTAATTAGCTAAACTACCAACAAACAAAATATCTTCAATAGCAAAACTATCAATACCAAAACTTTCAATAAAATCTTTTGCTATCGCAATTAAACGTTCTCTAATCTCTTTTTTAAGTTTTATTTCCTTAAAATTATCAGATGACGGGTTTTCCCAAATATCTGAATATAAGCTAGGTCGAACAGTAAAACTTTTTAAAATATTGTCCATATCAGATAAATATCTGTATTTTCGGTTAAATTAGGTAATCTTCCTCAAATTCTTCAGAAATATAGTGTTCATCCTTTTTTTCAATCCAACCAGTGATGATATATTTATACTGACCATTTTGCGGTGGGTTACCACGATGTTTATGTGTCCATAAAGCTGGTGCTATAACTAATTTACCAACTTCTGGGTTGACTTTAAGTGGGTTGAACTTGAATTCGGTCTCACCACCACTATCAACATCATTTAAATAGTAGATAAAAAACAACTCCCTTTTTGATGTTGTTCCACCCTCATTTTCGTGGTGCCAAGCGTAATAACCTTGGTCGTCAATGTACCTCTGCATTTGCATGTGGGGTTGGCCGTTACTACCAGCCATGTAACAAGATTGGGCCGTCCTAACGGCAGAAGCTTTAGTGGCAAAACCACCTGTCATTGTCATGAAACTGTTACATTCAATGTAATCAACCAAATTACCTAATAAATTTTCTCTCAAGTAATCATAAATGTATAACCAATTTGGGTTGTCTAAATTTAAATGGATCATCAAATCTGTTGAGGATTTTACCAACTTATTTACACCAGCCCCACTAATACCTTCCATTTGATTTTTAGAAGTTTCAAACTCATTTATTATAAACTCACAAACTTCTTTTGGGATGGCTTTTTCGTATATTTTAATTAAATTATCCGTCATAATTTTTTGTTATAAATAATTTTAAAACTGTTAATATCATCGTTTAATCTTAATGGAATACCTTTATGCTCACTAAAATCACATAATTCTGAATTTTTAAAAAAAACAAACGTATTACAACCGTATCTATCGGATAGGTCATCTGAATATTCTTTAACTTTTTTAGCAAATTCGCCAAAATCGTTACCGTCATTTTCAAACAATATTAAGATATTGTTTTTTTCTAGCATGTTGGTGTAAGTGTAGACTAATCTACCCTCTTGCCAAAATTCAATTTTCCAATGCCCTATTTCATTCATCGGATAGGCTCCCCAGGTTCCACCGTTTAAAAACATTTCACCAAAAAACTCATCATTATAATACCATTTAACAAGGTAATTTTGGTTACCACGTATGGAAACCTTAGCCATGTTATGAAAGGTTATGTTGGCTCTTGACTCATATCTTATATCAACGTACATAGGTTAAATTTTTCTATAGGTGTATGCTTTTGCTATATTAGCGTTAAAATATTTACCCTGACTTTCAGCTAAATTCATTGCGGCAAATGTTTCATGGGGCACATCATCATACTCATAAATTGCGCCATTATTAAATGTTACTTGTAGTTTTTTAGTGTTTGTATTGTACTTACCTTCTTTGATATTTGAGCTTTCATACGAAACTACTACGTTTTCACCCAAATACTGTTTACTTGTTACTGACATGATCTTCTTCGATGTTAAATTTTATTGTTGGTGTTATTTTTACAAAGTTTTTTATCTTATCCAACTCATATACAATTGTATTATTAATGATAACTGGCCCATTATCAGTTTCTTCTGTTGACTTTGTTGTTACAATTAAATGGTTACCACTTATCATAGATACAACATTGTTTACATCCTGATCGGAGTATTCGATAAAATTACCGTCCTTAAAATAGATTGTTGTTTTCCCCATAATATTTATTTTTAACAAAAGTAGGAAAAAAGTTTGGTTATGTCAAGATTATTACTATCTTTGCATAAAATATATATTCGCACATGAAAGAAAGAATGACAAATGAGTTAAGAAGCGCCTTTACTAGGGGGCAATCCGTGGCAATTAAGTATGATGACTCGATGCTTAGGTTACAACATGTTATATTCGGTATCCTTACTACTGAGAATATGATTTATGAGGTTGTCAAAAACAAAGTATTGGATTTTGATGTGATGGTTAATGACTTAAATGACATTAATAAGAGGCTTTCCGATTCATCTAATGGTAAACAAGATGGTATCTTACCTTTTGAGTCAGATCTTCAAGAAATAATTAAAGAGTGTATCGTAAGGAAAAAGCCAACCGACTACATCACTGTTGAGCTTTTCTTTCTAATCTCAATGGAAAAAGATAATGCGATTGTTAAACTTTTTAAGGAATATGGTTTAACAAAAACTTTTATCGCTAAGAAAATTAAACAATTATCAACACCACAAGCCAGCGTATTCTCTAATGATGATGAGTTACCTAGAGATAGGAAACCATTAAACGAGGCAAATAAAAATATTAAATCAAAAACACCGACATTAGATAATTTTGGTCGTGATTTAACTGTTTTAGCACAAGAAGGTAAATTAGATCCTGTAATAGGTCGTGCATCTGAGGTTGAGAGGGTTTGTCAAATTTTAACAAGAAGAAAGAAAAATAACCCGATTCTTATTGGTGATCCAGGTGTTGGTAAGACAGCTATCGCTGAAAGTTTAGCAATTAAAATTGCGAACGGTGATTGCCCAAGGCCTCTAATGAACAAACGTGTTGTAACATTAGATATGACATCGTTGGTTGCTGGTACAAAATATCGTGGTCAGTTTGAGGAGAGAATTAAAGCTATTGTTGATGAGGCTAAAGATAACCCAAATGTGATTCTTTTCATTGATGAATTACATACAATTGTTGGTGCTGGTAATTCATCGGGTTCGTTAGACGCTGCAAACGTATTTAAACCCGCATTAGCCCGTGGAGAACTCCAATGTATTGGTGCAACAACTCTTGATGAATATCGTGAGCATATTGAAAAGGATGGTGCTTTAGATAGAAGATTCCAAAAAGTTATGGTTAACCCACCAATCTTAAGTGAGACTAAAGAAATCCTTATGAATATTAAAGAGAAATACGAAGATTTCCATAAAGTAACATACACTGAAGAGGCTATTGATGAAATTATCGCATTGGCTGATCGTTCGGTTAAGGCACCACAAAAAATAAAGGATCTTGAACTTAAGTTAAAAGAGATTAAGGATCAAAAACAACAAGTTGTTAAAACCCAAAATTTTGAGCAGGCAGCGCAGCTTCGTGATCAAGAGAAAAAAATTCTTACCGAGTTAGATAAAGAAAATTCAATGTGGAAGTTATCGATTAATGATAAAAGAAATATTGTGACGGATGATATGATCTCCGAAGTAGTATCAATGATGACGGGTATACCTGTTAGTAAAGTCTCTGAGAATGAGGTAACAAGATTATTATCAATGGATGGTGAATTGGCTAATTGTGTTATTGGTCAATCAGATGCAATCGATAAAGTTGTTTCATCAATCAAAAGAAATAGAACTGGTATTAGAAAACAATCTAAACCAATCGGTTCATTCTTATTTATTGGACCAACTGGTGTTGGTAAAACAGAATTAGCAAAATGTTTAGCTGAAAAAGTTTTTGGTTCTCAAGATGCTATTATCCGTGTCGATATGTCCGAATACTCCGAAAAATTTAATATTAGTAAGTTAATTGGGGCACCCCCAGGTTATGTTGGGTATAACGAAGGTGGTCAATTAACGGAGAAAGTTAAAAATAAACCATATTCTTTGGTTTTATTTGATGAGATTGAAAAGGCTCACCCAGATATTTTCAATGTTATGCTTCAATTACTTGATGAGGGTTATTTAACCGATGCTAACGGTAGAAAAATTAATTTCAAAAATACCATTATCATCATGACATCAAATATCGGTTTGAAAGAGGTTCAAGATTTTGGTACTAAAATCGGTTTTAATGATTCTGAAGCGGATGCGATTGTAAACTCAAAAAGTATTATTGAAAAAAACCTTAAGAAAACTTTTAAACCAGAATTTATTAATCGTTTGGATGAAATTGTTTATTTTAATTATCTAACACAAGATGATGTTGTTAAAATTATTGATTTACAATTAAAGGATTTTGAAAATCACTTAAAAAATGTTGGGTTTACATTTAAAATTGATAAAAAATCTAAAGAATTTATTTTGGAAAAAGGTTTTAATAAACTATACGGGGCTAGGGAAATCCAAAGAACCATACAGAAATATGTAGAGGACCCGATTTCAGACGAAATGTTACGTAAACAAATGCCTAAATCTGGTAAAATAAGTTTAACTTATAATATTAAGAGTGAAAAAATAAACGTTAACATCACAGAATAAAAAAATAGTAAAAAAAAACGTTGTTACTGTTGCCTTATTAGTATTTGATACTATTTATATGTTAGTAGTTTAAACTAACATATATAAATGGCAACAGTAACAATTTATCTTAGAGACGATCTAGGAAGGGCACTATCCTATGCGGAATTAGATGCTAACTTCCAAAATATAAAAGACGTTATAGAAAATCTTGGAATAGATGATCTATCTGACGTTGTAATTAGTGGCCCCAATGAAGGGGACATTTTAGTTTGGAACGATACCACTGGACAGTGGGAAAACACCCAAGATCTTAAGGGTGTTTATATTTTAAATGAGTTATTTGTTACAGGAATGACCGAAAATAGTTCACCGAACTATTTTGTGTCGTTTAATGCAGCTACTGGTGAATATTCATATTCACCTTTATTAACAGGTACTTCTGGTACAGCTGGTACTTCAGGTTATTCGGGTTTGAGTGGTTCTGATGGTACATCTGGTGTTTCTGGAGAATCAGGTAGTAATGGTAGTGATGGTAGTAGTGGTAATGATGGTTCTTCAGGAACTTCAGGGATAAGTGGTGAATCAGGTAGCACTGGTACTTCAGGTGAAAGCGGTGCCGATGGCTCCAACGGAACTTCGGGGATGTCTGGCGAATCTGGGTCAACAGGATCAGATGGTACATCGGGTAATGATGGTAGTAACGGAACCTCAGGTTTAAGTGGAGAAAGTGGTAGTAATGGCACATCAGGTGAAAGTGGTAATGATGGTTCTTCAGGAACTTCAGGAATAAGTGGAGAAAGTGGTTCAACTGGCTCTGACGGTTCTTCAGGAGCAGATGGTTCCAACGGAACCTCTGGTATAAGTGGTGAATCAGGTTCAACTGGTAGTGATGGCACATCAGGTAATGACGGATCTTCAGGGACTTCAGGAGTAAGTGGTGAATCTGGTAGTACTGGTTCAGATGGTTCTTCAGGAGCGGATGGTTCAAATGGAACATCAGGTATATCAGGTGAATCTGGTAGCACAGGAAATGATGGTACGAGTGGTCAATCTGGTACTTCTGGTACAAATGGTATTGATGGTGTTGATGGTGTTGATGGCACAAGTGGGATAAGCGGTAACGATGGTTCTAATGGTACTTCAGGTGTTTCAGGTGAATCAGGGTCAACTGGTACTTCAGGTGAAAGTGGTGCCGATGGTTCCAATGGAACTTCTGGTATTTCTGGTGAATCTGGGTCAACAGGATCAGATGGTTCTTCAGGAGCTGACGGTAGTTTTGGTACTTCAGGTATTTCTGGTGAATCAGGTTCAACAGGGTCTGACGGATCTAGTGGTAATGATGGTTCTTCAGGAACTTCAGGAATAAGTGGAGAAAGTGGTTCTAACGGAACCTCTGGTATAAGTGGTGAATCGGGATCAACAGGATCAGATGGGTCAAGTGGTAATGATGGTAGTTTTGGTACTTCAGGTATTTCTGGTGAATCAGGCAGTAATGGTACATCAGGTGAAAGCGGTAACGATGGTTCCAACGGAACTTCAGGTATAAGTGGTGAAAGCGGTAGTACAGGATCAGATGGATCATCAGGTAATGATGGTTCTTCAGGAACTTCAGGGGTAAGTGGAGAAAGTGGTAGTACAGGTAGTGATGGTAGTAGTGGTGATAATGGTTCAAATGGAACTTCAGGTGAATCTGGCGAAAGTGGGTCTTCAGGATCAACTGGGTCTTCAGGTTCTTCAGGTATAAATGGTTTAAATGGTGAAAGCGGAGCTTCAGGTTCTTCAGGAACTAACGGTTCGGACGGTGATTCTGGTACAACAGGCGTTAACGGGACTTCAGGGGAATCTGGTTCAACTGGTAGTGATGGTAGTAGTGGTAATGACGGTTCTTCAGGAACCTCTGGTATAAGTGGTGAATCTGGGTCTACTGGTTCAGATGGTTCTTCAGGAGCGGATGGTTCTAACGGTACATCTGGCCAATCTGGTGAAAGTGGTTCATCGGGTGAATCTGGTACATCAGGTGAAAGTGGTACTTCTGGTACAAATGGTGTTGATGGTGTTGATGGTGTTGATGGAACTTCAGGAATAAGTGGTGAATCGGGATCAAACGGATCCAATGGTTCTTCAGGTAATGACGGATCAAATGGTACTTCTGGTCAATCGGGTGAAAGCGGTAGCACAGGTTCAGATGGGTCTTCAGGTAATGATGGTTCATTTGGAACCTCTGGTCAATCGGGTGAATCTGGGTCTACTGGATCAGATGGGTCTTCAGGTAATGATGGATCTTTTGGTACTTCTGGCCAATCTGGCGAGTCAGGATCAACTGGTTCAGATGGTACATCAGGCGATAATGGCTCAAATGGGACTTCAGGAATAAGTGGTGAAAGTGGTAGCACAGGTTCAGACGGATCTTCAGGTAATGACGGATCTAATGGAACTTCAGGAATAAGTGGAGAATCGGGATCAACTGGATCTTCAGGTTCTTCAGGTAATGATGGATCTTTTGGTACTTCTGGCCAATCAGGTGAATCTGGTTCTACAGGATCCGATGGATCAAGTGGGGCTGACGGTTCATTTGGAACCTCTGGCCAATCAGGTGAATCTGGGTCTTCAGGATCCGATGGATCAAGTGGGGCTGACGGTTCATTTGGAACCTCTGGCCAATCAGGTGAATCTGGGTCTACTGGATCAGATGGTACATCTGGTAATGACGGATCTAATGGTACTTCAGGAATAAGTGGTGAGTCTGGATCAACTGGGTCAGATGGTTCTTCAGGAGCGGATGGTTCATTTGGAACATCAGGGATAAGCGGTGAAAGTGGTAGCACAGGTTCAGACGGATCTTCAGGTAATGACGGTTCTTCAGGAACATCTGGTCAATCAGGTGAAAGTGGTAGCACGGGTAGTGATGGTTCTTCAGGAGCTGACGGTAGTTTTGGTACTTCAGGTGAAAGTGGTGAATCGGGATCCTCAGGATCAACTGGATCTTCAGGTTCTTCAGGTATAAATGGTTTAAATGGTGAAAGCGGAGCTTCAGGTTCTTCAGGAACTAACGGTTCTTCTGGTGATAACGGTTCTAACGGAACCTCTGGTATAAGTGGTGAATCAGGTTCAACTGGTTCAGACGGTTCTTCAGGAGCTAACGGTAGTTTTGGAACCTCTGGTATAAGTGGTGAATCTGGGTCTACTGGTTCAGATGGGTCTTCAGGTAACGATGGTTCCAACGGAACTTCAGGTCAATCAGGTGAAAGTGGTTCAACTGGTTCAGACGGATCTTCAGGTAATGACGGATCTAATGGGACTTCAGGAATAAGTGGTGAGTCTGGATCAACTGGGTCAGATGGATCAAGTGGGGCTGATGGGTCTTACGGTACATCTGGTCAATCGGGTGAATCTGGTTCCACAGGTAGCGATGGATCTTCAGGTAATGATGGTTCATTTGGAACATCTGGTATATCAGGTGAGTCTGGATCCTCTGGATCAGATGGTTCTTCAGGTAATGATGGTTCATTTGGAACATCTGGCCAATCTGGCGAAAGTGGGTCTTCGGGATCAACTGGATCTTCAGGTTCTTCAGGTATAAATGGTTTAAATGGTGAAAGCGGAGCTTCAGGTTCTTCAGGAACTAACGGTTCTTCAGGTGATGATGGCTCCAACGGAACCTCTGGTATAAGTGGAGAATCGGGATCAACTGGTTCAGATGGTTCTTCTGGTGATAATGGTTCAAGTGGAACTTCTGGTGTATCAGGTGAAAGTGGTAGCACGGGTAGTGATGGCACATCAGGTAATAACGGATCTAACGGTACAAGTGGTTTATCAGGTGAAAGCGGTTCAACTGGTTCAGATGGTACATCAGGTAATGATGGTTCTAATGGTACATCGGGTGTAAGTGGCGACTCTGGGTCAACTGGTTCAAATGGTACAAGCGGTGATAACGGTTCTTCAGGAACTTCAGGAATAAGTGGTGAATCAGGTTCAACTGGATCAGATGGTACATCAGGAAACGAAGGTTCTAACGGTACATCAGGAATAAGCGGTGAAAGTGGTAGTACAGGATCGGATGGTACAAGCGGTGATAACGGTTCTTCAGGAACTTCAGGAATAAGTGGTGAATCTGGTTCTACAGGTAGCGATGGATCTTCGGGTAATGATGGCTCATTTGGGACATCTGGTCAATCGGGTGAATCTGGTTCTACAGGTAGCGATGGTACATCTGGTGATGGTGGTAGTTTTGGTACTTCAGGTGAAAGTGGTGAAAGTGGGTCTTCAGGGTCAACTGGATCTTCAGGTTCTTCAGGTATAAATGGTTTAAATGGTGAATCAGGCGCTTCTGGTTCTTCAGGAACAAACGGTTCTTCTGGTGATAACGGTTCTACTGGAACATCTGGTTCAAGTGGTGCTTCAGGCTCTACTGGAACATCAGGAAGTTCTGGCGACTCAGCCTCTTCAGGAACAGCTGGTTCTTCAGGAACATCAGGTTCTAATGGTTCAAGTGGTGAAAGTGGGTCATCAGGTTCAGCAGCATCTTCAGGTTCGTCTGCAACTTCAGGTACAATCGGTACTTCTGGTT